CAATGCTCCTCAAGGTACACATCCGTTTGCTATTCAGTTTAACGATGCTCCAGCTCCTCAACAAGCTGGTTTAGATAAAGGTTCATTACAGATGCAGCCTGATAATATTGCTAAGATAAAAGCCGGTACTAAAACTATTACTAACCGTACATATAAGGTAGATAACGGTATATACACACTACCTGATGGAACGAGAGTAAATATAACCTATGAAGGTCAGGCTGATGTTGAGTATATAGGTGATAGTGTTATTGTAACAACTTCTGATACAAACAAGACTTGGAGTGGAGACGATTTTGCTAAAGCAGAAGGATTTAAAAACTGGAGTGATTTTCAGCAAAACGGAAAGTTTAGTAAGAACTTCATTGACGGTAACCAGTCAAGGTATATTTATAGCGTAAGCTTGGTAACTACTGAACTACTGTTTGATCCTGCTTTACCAAAGGTGAACATATTTGCAGGTACAGGGGAAAACGCTGAGCTGAGTAACTTTGCTAAAAGACCTTTTATTTACAGTGGAGGACAGTTTGATAGTGTAGAACAGGCTTTTCAGGAAGCTAAATTAGGATATACCAAAGGAACAGATGCAGATGTAGCTGTTCATAAAAAAATAAGCGAAAGCGAAAGTTCAGCTGAAATTAAAAGACTTGGTGGAACGTATCCTAGTTTTGATAGTAAATCTTGGGACAGCGTAAGTTCTAAACTTATGAAAACATTTATAAAGCTTTCTTTTGAACAGAATCCAAAAGCTCTTGAAGCACTTCTTGCTACAGGTAATGCTGAGCTCACACATACCCAGGACAAGAGTAAGTGGGGTAAAGAGTTTCCGAAGCTCTTGATGGAGGTAAGAAAGGAATTAAGAACACCTGTGACTGCCGGTACGTTGAATACTCAACAGAGTTCAGTTGCGAACATGTCTGATGCTGAAATCGTAGCCAGCGCTGAGTACCGTTCTTGGCTTGAGGATAACGACAACCTTCTTATGAGTAGAGAAGAAATACTTGCACATTACAAACAGTGTAAACTAGGACTATAACTTAACCTATGAAATGTCTTAACTTATCATCTCCTTTAGTAAGAGAAACACTACCTATCGTTAAATCAGAGCCGTTACTAGCTAAGATCCTGGACGGACTAGGAGAGAATCCTAGTGTCCAGGAGGTGCTGGACAGTTACGCAGACATGTATGAGAAGTCACCAGAAGCTTCTAAAGCAATTAACCAGAAGATTATGAACTTTCTGGATAAGCTTGGTGTAAACGTACGTGCCGTAGACACACTGCGTGACGCTGAGGGAAAACCCCTTACTGGTATAGCTAAGGCTGACTTGTTGAATAAAGTAGTCGATGTGGTACATGGTAAAGCAGATGTTAGTACTTTACCGGAAGAAGCAGCTCACTTCTTTGTAGAGATGTTGGACGACAGCAATCCTCTTCTACAGGAAATGATGGGAAAGATTACCAGCTACAGTCTCTACGGTGAAACTGTACAGGAGTATAAGACTAACCCGCTCTATCGTTTACCTGGTGGAGGTATCAATTTTCCAAAGATTAAGAAAGAAGCTATTGGTAAGCTGATCGGAAAGTACATTGTGACTGGATCATTGGAAGAAGAAACTGCTGAAAGAATGAACTTCTTTACCAAGTGGTGGGACAAACTTTGGTCTTTTATCACCGGTAAGTTTTTTAACCTGGATTCTAATCCTTTCCAGGAAGCAGCTGCTCGTATTATCGAAGGTGATACTACAGGTCTTTCCGAAGAAAACATCACTGATTCAGAGTTCTTACAGATTAGTAATCCGGTTGACCGTCTTAAAGATGATCAGCAGAAGATACGTTTGGATAACTCTGTAGATCCTATTACCAAACAAAAGCGCCACGTATATTACTATGGTGACAAAAAAGTAAAAGGATCTGTAACTACTACTAAAGTAGATGCGTACTATAAGAAGAAATTTCCGGTTGATTATCGTTCAGAAAGTAAGAAAGAGCTGGATCTTTTGAAAGCTGAGTACGGTGATATGATCCACTCTACTATAGAAGAGATCATGTTTACATACGTAGATCCTCAAACTAATAAGTTGCGAGGTGAACCGGTGGCTTCTAGAAGTAAGTACGCCGGTACCGTATTTTACAATACACTAGACAGTTATGTACGTGAGCTGATCAGTCTTTACCCGGGTGCTACATTTATGACCGAGGTTAAGATCTATGACCCAACTCAGGATATTGCCGGTAGTATTGACCTATTAATCGTTGATAACAAAGGTACCGCTCATATATATGACTGGAAAAGCCAGGAGATCAGTAAAGACAAAGATGAACTGTCACCTGTAAAGCAAACAGCTTACCGAATCCAGTTACAGGAGTATAAAGATATTCTCAAAAAGGTATATGGATTAGAGACTTTTGGTAAGATCCGCGCAATACCTATTAAGACAAACTTTGACTATACCAAAACAAGTCCTACAGAAAGAGTACTAAATGGACTGAACAGCTTGGAGATAGGTACAGTGAATCCGGAAGCAAACGATCCAACCAAGGATTACTTGTTACCGGTGACACTAAAAGAAGAGGACAATGATGACGCCAACCTGGCTCAGATGATTGATAAGCTAAACGATCTTCTTGCACGTTTTGAAAAGAAGGAAGTCAAGGCTTCTGAGCGTTTACAAAACGAAGAGAAGCTGGGTAGGTATCGTAAAGCCATCAGAGATCTTCAGCTTAAAAAAGACATCCGTAGGTTTATACAGTTAGGATCATCGGAAGTAGCTCGTTATCAGAAGCTTATAAAGAATAACGAGTTGACAATTAAAGATGCTATGGAGTCCCTTGACATCTTAAAAGTATTCACCGGTACTACTTTCTTTTTCAAGAACTACATGGGTGAGCTGCGTAAAGCTCAAAACGAAGCTCCTGAGCAATGGATGAAGGATCAGTACCAGAATATTATCAACAGCTATAACTCTCTAAACTCTAATGCTGACATTGCTGTAAAGGAGATGGAGATTGCTATTGAGCAACTTGGTAAACAATTAGCTTACAGTGAGTCCGGTATTACAGACTTAATGACAGCAGAGAAAAAGATTGGAACGCTGTCTCAGCTTTTTAACTCTATAAGTCAGTTTTCTAACAGAACATTCCGTGTAGTTTACAGATTGATCAGTGATGCTCAAGGTAAACGTGATGCTACTTATCGAACCTTTATGGGTAAGATGGAAAAGGTGAAAGCTGGTTATGAAGCCTGGGCTCAATCCAAAGGTTTAAGTGGAGAGAAGATGTTTGACATACTTCTTGACTTTGATGAGAAAGGACAGTGGACCGGTAATCTGCTGCGTAGAGTAAGTAAAGAGTATGGTATTCAAAAGAAGAAAGCTCTTGCGAGCGGAGACTTTGCTTGGTTAGAAGCCAACACTGAGTTTGATAAACAAGCGTATGAAAAACAGCTTAAAAGCTACACAGAGTACGTAATGAATCAGACGTATGACCAAGATCCTGACGTCAATAACGCAGAGCGTGAACGTGCCGTAAACAACTGGATACTTAGACATAACGTAAATGCTCAGATCAATGGTGAAGTTAACCAGGTAGCCTGGTTGAATCCTAGAAACAGATTCTTGAAACCTAAAGATCAATGGGTAACCAATGAGTGGAAACGTTTACATAGTCCAGAGAACAAAGCTGCGTTAGATTTCTATAATCTGATACAGGAACTCATGAGAAAGAGTGAGCACCTTGGTATGTTGGATGAATATTCACCAGAGTTTGTTCCTTCTATATACAAGAGTAAACTAGATCAAGTTGTCTTTGGAGGTAGTGTATTTAATACTTCTGGTTTTATGGAGAGCTTACAGGTAGATGTTGGTGACAACTATACTCCTGAAGTAGATCCTATTACAGGTCAAATTATCAATCGTATACCGGTACACTTCAAGAAAGATATTGGTGAAGAAAGAGAAGACGGTACAGTTGACTACAGTAAAAAGAGCAGAGACCTGTTCAAGGTGTTTAGTATATGGGCAGGTCAGACCGCTTCTTATGAAGCTATGAGTGAGATTGAAGAAGAGGTAAACCTGATGGTTCACATTGAACGAAACAAAAAGACGCTGGTAACAGATAATTTTGGTCGTGTAAAAGAGGAGGGAGGTAAAGCTAAAGAAGCTAAAGGTAACGAACGGAATGCTGAGTTGTTAGAAGGATTATCGAATTTCTACTTGTACAACCGTTTAAGTGGTCAGATGTCTGACGTTAAGTTTACAGTAAACGGTAAAGAATACTCTGGTAACAAAGCATTAAGATGGTTCATAAACTTCTTTTCTCTTAAAACCCTGGCGCTTAACCCGATATCTGGAACAGCTCAGTTTGTTGGTGGTACCGGTAACGCATTGTTTACTGCAGCTAAGAAGAATATTTTCACTACCAGAGATTGGGTAACTTCTACTTATCAGATTACCAAACGAGATCCAAAAACCCTAGCATTGTTGTACGCCGCTGATGTTTTATTGGAAGACCGTAAACAGCAGATGAACGAAAAGATGTCTGTGTCTAAAGTAGTGCAGTTCAACACGTTAGATAAGCTGTACATTATACAGAGAGTATCTGATAAAGCAGTACAGTATCCTGTAGCTATTGCCACTATGATAAATCATATGGTAGAGGCTGACGGAAGCATCGTGGATATCACTAAAAAAGTCAAGAAAGAGTTCAACTACGATACAACCTATTACTCTTTGTCAGAGTCAGAAAGAAAAACGATGCGTGAAAAGATCGATGCACGCGTAAAAGAGCTGAAGGAAAAGAACAGTATCTATGCGACAGCAAAGATCGAAAAAGATACAATCGTTATCCCCGGTGTTGACTTGAACGGTGAAACCTGGAACAGATTTCGTAACAAGATAAAGCAGGTGAATAAGACTATTCTGGGTAACTCTACCAGAGATGATATCAACTTCATACGTACCAACCAGCTTGGTATGGCTGTGATGCAGTTTAGATCATGGATGCCTCAGATGGTTAAGGAACGTTTCGGTAAGCTTTCTTACAATCAGGATCTCGAAATGTATACCATGGGTAAGACCAGATTGTTCTTCAGTGAACTGTTCAAACATCCCATGGCTATTGCTCAGTCTCTTATTAAGAGCTCAGGTACTAATATTATAGAAGCTGCTAAAGCCACATACATATTGGAGAGAGCTTCTGCTATCGAAGAAGGTCGTGAGTTCAACATCTCAGAAGCAGAGTTTATTGACATGTACATAGGAAACATCAGGTCTCAGCTTAGAGAGCTGGCTATGATCATAGGTATTGTTGCTTTGGTATTTACAACAGCTCCTGGTGGTGATGATGAGGAAGACGAAGCTACAGGTTTAAGAGCTTACTTCCATCGAGCTTTAACTAAGTACCAGGCTGAATTTATGTTCTACTATGACCCAAGTCAGTTTACGTCGCTGGTTAACGCACCGTTTCCTGTTATAGGTTTGGCTAATGACTTCTTTAGCTTTAGCAAGAATACAGTAGAGCAGTTCTTCGGATATACTACCGGTGATGAAGAAATCCAGGAAGACGCTAAACCTATGAAGTATGCGTCTCGAATGTTGCCTATCTTGAAAGAAGCGATTCTGATGAGAGCGATCTTTGATGAAGACTTTAAACGAGAGTGGGATATAAGACTATAAAAGAGAAAAGGGGAGTTAGCTCCCCTTTTTCTTTCCTACAATAAACATCACGGTAAAAATTCCTAGTCCCACTTCTATACAGTGTAGAGGTATTTGTAGGTTTACCTCTTCACTTTGATGATATCGAAAGCCGATAAGTGATTCTACAGTGTCAAAGAATACGATACGTACGTTCCAAAGTAATTGCATGTTTTAGTTTTTGTCGGTGGTAAATGGATGTCTCATTAAGAAACAGTCTTCATCCCAACCCATGTGGCGCTTGAATCCATTGATAAAACTCTGGATGTTAGCTGTACCTACAGGGTTGTGTGAGTGTACACTGACAGCGTTAAGCTTCAGGTTATTAGCTTGGACATACTCTACAAGCCATCGGGCGCAGTCTAGTCCAGTCTTTTCTGTGTAACTATCATAATCTGGTATCTGGTGACCATTAACAGCTACTTGTTGAAAGTAGTCGTTCATGTGTTCTTTTGCCAGGTCATGGTCAAAGCTGATGAGATCCGGGATACCGTGTTCGGTAATCCAGGCTACGAACTCATCATAGTTTCTCACTACGTTCCAGGGATGGTATCCAGGTATTGTAGTGGTTGGCGTACGTACGTCGTCAAGATACAGGGCGGTTTTCATAGCTGTTTAATTGAGCTTTGAGATAAGTAACTTCGTTTTGTAGATTAGTAATATGTACCATACAAGTCTCGGTGACATTAGCTAGTGTTCGGAACGCTTTGTGATATTCGTAAATACTCGTTTTAGTACTTTGAGTAGCTATCACAGAACCTCCTACAGTTATTGTCATATCTATGTGAATAGCATCAGTTAATCCCATTGAATGAGGTATACCTAACTTTTCAGCTAACTGACTATCACCAAGTGTTGTTGCGTATTGATTGACTTGTATCTTCATATTGTCTTTCAACCACGCGATCATCTCATCGTGGAGGAAGAACCTGGGCTTCTGGTCCGGAGCTCTCTCCTTCAACATTTCTGTTATCATAGGTAATTGTACCTTTTGTGTGTTTAGGGGTATAAGGACAGTGACGGCATCCGTTACCGCAGCATTGACCTCTACGTATATGGAAAGAGGCCGTGAAGATTACACGGTCTCCATCCACATAGTAGTCTCTACCCTTTTCTAAGGGACTGATCATAGGTTAACGGTTGTCTCCAGATCCACCTAACACTCCACGTTGTTGGCGGTCTTTGAGTTTTTGATAATTAGCTTTAGCTACATCTTCCATATTCAAATCAAAGTCTGAACACACGGCTGCTATGTACCACAGAACGTCACCGAGTTCTTTTTTGATAGCTTCTTTCAGCTGATCGAACTCTACCTGGTGTTCTGGTTCTGGTTGCTGGCGTAGCAACAGATAAGCGTGTAGATATGGTTTGTCTCTCAGCATCTTCTTAACCTTACCGGCTACTTCACCGGCTTCTTCTACAAGACCTAATGCTGGGTAAACAGCTCTGTACTGCAGAGGATAGATTGCTGTCTCTTGAGCGAGCTTCTGATAATCGTTGAATGTCATACTGTTGTGGTTTCTAGTGGTTTGATTGTGAGGAACTTATCACAGTGTTTCATCAGTTCTTTGTCTCCGTCTTTAATGGCTGCTAACCGTACGGCTACCGTCATCTTCATACTGGGAGAAAAGAACCTGGACTTTCGTACAACAGCGTGTTGTACTGTAGCTAGTGTTACTCCTAGCTTATTCGCTGCGTGTTTTGGATTACGGTACACAGCGATCATTTCCTGCTTTTCGGGGTTGTACACCTTGACACAGGTGTTGTCATTCACTTGGTTTACTGTAACTCTAGTCTGCATAGGGGATTGTAAAATTAGAGAACTTATCTTGTAGAGAAATAAAGATGTCTAACTTTTTCTCCCAACTCTTGGTCGTTGGGGGTGTTTTGGATTAGTGTTGACGATACACAGATGTCTTTTGATTCTGTTGGATAATCGTCTTCTTTATCAATGATGCAATCACGACAGAGCTGACCGGCTCCTTCTACGTAGCCAATCCTCATGTCAATGTGAGTGTGCACGTCGTACGGTGTTTCTTTACCGCACATGATACATTTGTCTTTCATGTTATAAATGGATTATGTTACCGTGTGATGTAAGACCGTAGTCAAACTTTCCGTCGTATACACAGGCTCCATTAGAGAACACAGTCTGTGTATTGCTGTACATAGAAACTCCTTGGTTGGTCTCAATACCGCTCATGTTGTGGATATGACCAAAGCATACCAGTTTTAGTTGGTCTTTGATCTTCCAACACTTTTTCATGAGAGCTGAGCAGCCACACATCTCCAAGTTGCCGTTACGATCATAGCTGAGATCTCGTACACCTTTGGGAGGACCATGGGTTATCAGTACGTCGGTATCTTCCGGTATGCTTTCCCATACACGGTTGATTGTGTCACGAGCTTTCATAAAAGCCCAGGTACCAAAGGTTGGTGTGTGAGGAGAACCCCAGAATTTGATACCGTCTATAGTGACAGAATCGTTTTCCAGGTAGATGATCCCAGCTTGACGAAACTCATCCGGGCTTACTAGTCTTTTTTCTATAGAGGTATCGTGATTACCAGCCACATAGATCTTATGTTTTACCGGTACGTCACGATACCATTGGATAAAGTCTCTTACTTCTTTTTCGTTTAAGTAAGGGTTATAATGGTTAGAGCAGTCTCCACTGTGTACTACAACGTCTACTCTGTCAAATCTTTTTGACGGTAGTAGGTGGTGAAAGGAGTGTGTGTCTGACAGATGTAGAATAGTCATATGAGTTTTCTTTAAGTAAGCTATCCAGTACTTTCGTTTTCAAAATCGACAAACTTTGTTTTAGACCGTCTACATAGTCCTTAGCTTCTTTCAAACCTATATTAGCGTGGTGTTTATGAAGCTTTACTGCTTCTAACATCTGACCGTTATCAATAAGCTTCATCAGATTTATCATGTGAGCTGTTTCGACGTCTTTTGGTTTAACGACTTTTAAACGTTCCTCAATTTTACTTTGAAAAGCTATCAGCTCTTCATAGGAAGCTTTTTCCAAGTGCATTAAAACTAGTGTTGTTGCGCGTGTCATAGTTTGTATTTGTATATGAGGTCTCGTACTTTCCAAACAAGATCTTCCAGTGTACCGTCGTTCTCGATGACCATATCAAAGTTCCAGTTATCTAATCCTGTCTCACTAGGATGAGCGTTGATGGCTTCTACACCTGGTCGATTTACTCGGATAACAATACCTCCGTTGTCTTTGATAGCTTTAGCCTCGTTAGAAAAGCGTGTGTCTGTAATGATCCAGTTATCACAGTCCACTTTGTCTGTTGGTGAACTTCTGTAATCAGCCATAAGAGCGTTGACCCAGGTATTACTGTGAAGACCATCGCGTAGACCATCTGTACCAAGCTTCTGTAGAAACTCACGTACAGTCATACGGTTATGTACTTGCGTACAACCAAGATCTTTTAACCATACACTATCTGGATCATGAGGTTTGTCTTGTATATACATTTGCCTACGACCATTTTTACGAAGAATACCCCAGGTATCCCATTCTGGTCCCAGATGGGTCTTCTTGAAGTCCTGGTTTTCAAACCATTCTACAGGGATGCCGATGAGTATAGAAGCTATCTGTTTGAGTTTACCAGCAAACTTTTTGACTTCCCAGCCAGACTGTTCTGCTAACCACCAGCCGTGGTTATGTATGTCTTTAATGATCTCTTCTAAAGTGACACTACCTACGTTGTCACACTTTAGATACTGGATAATTGTTCCGACGGTATCCTTCCCGGATCCGGCGTAACCGTTGATACCGACTATCATAGGTCTAAGTATTTGATAATTTCATAGATGTGTTTCATTTCGAAGTTGAGTTCTTGACCTACTTCGAAGTCGTACATGATTAAGTTGTTAGCGACAGTAGCTTTTACCTTGGCGTTTACAAAGTCAATGCTTACTACTTGACACCAAAATCGTTCTTCACCGGGGCATACTTTTACATAGTCACCTACTTCAAGTTGCGCGAGATCTGCGCTACTGGGTGCTTCAAATGTGTGAGGATGATCTAAAGCCATCTGCTGAGCGTCAATGAATGTCAGATTGTTAGACATGTTGTTAAGTTTGTCGGTAGGAAAGGGAAGCGAGTCTTTTTTCCACTCTTCAGCTTTCTCCGGGGTGATTACTAAGTTTTGATAGTCTTTGGAAGAAGTGTCTTTAATGAACTTCTTGTAGCTCTTTTTTACAGAGCTGGTCAAATGGTAACCGCAACAGTGATTACAGTAGTAGTATCTGCACTGATCCGGTTTACCGGCGTTACGGTTTATACGCTTTTGAGCTACATAGTTGACACGTCGGTGTGAACTTGTAAACTTGATTTTCTGTATGGCTGCTTTGGCATGTCCTGGTGTAGCAAAGCGTGTTTTACCAGTGGCTGGACACTTAACTTTCTTGTTTTCCATAACGTGCGTCTAAGAAGTTCTGAATATGATCCACAACGTCTTCCAGGTCTTGTGGTGGTACTCTCATCAGTTGCTCTGTGATCAACATGATGTAGACCAGATCTGCTCTATCTAGATCTTTCTTGACTCTTAATACAGTATCGCTGTCGGGTAAGAGTCCACATAGATGGTTGATAGCAGCGTTTATCTTACTTTGAGCTCCCGCTAAAGCATACTTTTGTTTCTGACTGGTTAAAGCCTTAGCGTAGTCTATCCTTACCTCAATACATTTAGCATGCTGTAACACTGTCGTAAACAACTGTGCTACGCTGTTTTCACTTAGGGTTTCGCTCATATGGTACTAGATTAAAAGGGGAGAGGGGTACTCTCCCCCTATTGATTAGTTAAAGACAACACCGTAGTTACCGAACTCTTGTAGATCAACAAGTTCTTCAGCTTCTACTTCTATTACTTCTTGTTCTTTCTCTTCAAACTCTAGTTCGAGTTGTGCAGAAGTAGTTGTTGGATTCATGAACTCGTTTACGAAGAACTCGTGCAACCTTTGATGGTCTTCGATGTATGACTGTGGGTGGGACTCTTTAAGCGCCACGGTAACATGGTTGTACATGTCCCAGGCGCTGTTGGGATCGTTGCTGTAATTGAAACTAGGTTTGTCAATCTCGCGTTTAACGATACCCACCTGCGTAAGTGTTAAGATCTCGTACTCACTGAAAAGACGACCGAGGATCGTACCTTTTTGAGCCGGTGTAAGACTGATAGTCTTCAGGATGTTCTTATCAGAACAAAGTTGTCTGTAGTACTGCTTAGCGAAGCTGATCTGGTCTTTGATGTATTCCTTTACATCTACCAAGGCTGAACCAGAATGACGTCGACTTGCAGTACCCAGTTCTCCGGACATAACTCCGTTCATACAAGCGAACACGTGACCACCGATGGCACACTTAAAAGCTCGCTGCTTGTTATAGGAGTTAATCCAGGCGAATGATAGACCCATGTCAGGATCTTCACTGAACTCAAGGTGATAGGTACCTTGAGCAATTTGACCGTCTAAAGAACATTTGTATTGAGCTTCTTTGACGATGAATCCAGCTGTATACAGTTCGTTTACAACCAGATCAATAATCTGTCCGTGTGATACGACAGCGTATGACGCACCATGAGTCGGTAGCGGAATGTTTCTTAAGTGTTCTTCTAGAACTACTTTAGTTTTTACTGGCATATAAGCTGATTAAAAAAGTGTTAGTTGTGTAGATTGAGTGTGTCTGTCTTTTTCGATACCCTCGATCTGCTTGTAGATCTCTTCCAGATAGTACTTGTAGTTGATGTCGAAGTTGTCTGTAGTTTGATCCGGCTGCAGTTTGTTTACAACAGTCTGCATCCACTCACCTGATTCTACTTGGATCTCACGTCCATCTGGATGACACTTGACCATCTTACCACCATTATTAGAAATGTAGTAACGAACAATTTTCTGAAGACGGTCGGCTTTTAAAGTACCGTTATCTATGTAACGATTTTCATAATACCAACCACCTTTAGCTTTAACACCGGCACAATAGTCCTGGATGTTCTTGTTCTGAGCTAAGTAGTCTTCAGGTTTCACACCGTTAACAAAGTATTGGTAGATAGCTTTCGGGATAACCAGGAAGCTCTTGTTCTTATGGAACACAGCTACCTTCTTTTGATCCAGGTCTTCCCACTCAAAAGCACCTTTACACTTTACCTTGTCCTTTACGTTAATAGCGATGTAGTTGTTTACATCTCTGATAACCATCTTCTTGTACTGATCGTGTTCCAGCTGTAGACGCGTAAGTTTTTCCCACTCACCACAGACTTTCATATACGTTTCTACTTTGTCAGTAGGAATCATCATCTCTAGACCATCAGTGTTCTGCATTAGCGGTTTGGCGTCCGGGATGGCTTGTATCAGCATCTCGTACAGTTTGCTCAGTAAGAGCTGACCGTTAATCGTAATCTGCATGGTGAACTTAGGATCGTACAGGAACGAGTTCTCGTCACCAGACAGACCGTAAGTTGAGTTTAAGATGATCTTGTATACGTAGTTGCGTGGATCTGACTTAGGAATCTTTTTACGCTCTTCAAAGAACCACTTGTATAGTTCTCCAAACTCCTGAGCTGGGATGTGAGCCGGTGCAAAACCGTTCTCGATAGCCAGGTTAGGATAGAAAGACGTAACATCTGACGTCATAATGGTCCAACCAGGAAGAGCTTTGTATACTCCGGCCGGAGCTGCACCATGGATACCACCAAGACCGTAGTCTGTCTTTACACCCATAAAGTCAATAGAGTACTTAAACCCGTCTTTAGTGGATGTGATTACAGTCTTACGGAAGTAGTCCAGTACTTGTTTGAATACCGGTGTTTCGAATGACACGTACGGAAGAATACAGTCGGCCAGTATAATATACGGCCGGGGTGTTCTACGTTGTTTCAGTTCGAACTTGGGGATACCCGTCTTCTGTTCCAGGAAGTGTAGGAAGAGTTCTTTAGAGATACGAGGTTCAGATGCAGAATACAGATCGATGTTGTATTCCTTGGTCAGTGTCTGTCGTAATTGGATCTGCTCTTTACTGTGTTCCAGGATCTTTTTGGTAGAGAGTACGTCGTTGAGACAGTACTTCACGATGTCATGAAGAGTCTGCTGGTCCTCTACCGGCTCGTAGTGCGGATGAGGCATCTCTTCGACGTTATCCCAGTCCATAGAGTACTGAATCCACTTTAGAGAACTCATCTTGGCTTTATTATCCCAGTGATTCATCTTGAACAGATCAATCTGGCGGATCTTCAGCTTTTTAGGAGAGTAGTCTAGGAACTCGTTACGATCGCGTTTGCTGATAATAGACTGAGCGTAGTTGTAGATTTCCGTTACAAGAGAGCAAGTATCCAAGGTAGACAGTCGTTTACCGTTGTCAAGCATCCATTGACAGATCTGAGCATCGAAAGCCAGACCATTGTAAGAGATATGCCACTGTCTGTGAGTAACGCACTGAGAAAGGAACGATAGAAGCTTGGGAAAGTCGTTACGGTCTTCATGAATAATGAAGATGTGACGAACCTGATCGTCTTTGTAGTGCTGGAAGACACCAACAAAACAGTTGACGATGGTTTCTAAGTCCATAACCCAATGATTCTGAGGTTGTTGCGCTTGTGTACTCATAGCGTATAGTTTGTTCAGTTCAGCTGTTCCCCCTTTTTTTGTATACTTGAGCCAAAAAAAGGCAGATGAATATCTGCCTCTTAGTTGTTCTCATAGGTGTGACCTACACTGTAGTCACCAAGTTGGTTTTGGTTTCCGCGGTACTTGGATTGGCAGCACCGGACAGGTATTGGCTGTAGTCAAAACTATCTGCGTTGATGGATACACTCTTGATGAATGTTTCAATCTCTGCGTGGTTTTCCAGATAATACTCGTAGTAAGTTTCGAGAGTCTTACGCTCTTCAGCATAGTCTTTACCGTTGTCACGCTTACCGATTTTGAGACGGTATACGTCACCGAGGTCGTTAAGCTTAGGTAACATGTGCAGACTTTGCTTTCTTTCCTTACCGACCAGTGCTAAGACCTGAGTATCAGGATCATAGATACCTTCGTTGTAAGGACTATCGGGAGTTACAGGAATCAACTTGAAAGTTTTCTTGTCTCCCCAGGTGCTGGTAATCAGCATCATTGTGTGTTTCATAGAGGTACGGAATAAAGTTCTACAAATTAAAGAGCTTTTTCTGAGATCTCCAAGAGTTCTACAGGAATTTTTAGAGTTTCTTTTTCCAGGTCACAGGGATCACATAGTTCACCGATCTTCTGGAGGACCGAAACATCTACGTCTAACAGCTTTGCGTACTGGTCAAAGTACTCTTTCGGGTAAAGAAAGGTTTTGATGTACGTATACTCTGAAGACTCTTCTCCGTAGTATTCTCTGATGGCGCGTTTGAACACATTGGACAGCTGGCTGTACTTACCGAGAAGGAAGTTGAACCAGTCGTTCATGTGTATCTTGAAGTCAAAGACATACACTCGGTGATCTTGGACTTCTATAACTTGCCGGTACAAAGGGTTACCTATCAGCATCTGCTCTTCGAACTTTTTAAAACCCTCTGAATCATCCCGTTTGTACGACACGATAAGTTTCATGTCTTCGGGGTTGATCAGGTTATTGAGCGCTACATAGGTACCGGTAGGTGAGAAGTTCGCGGTCTTCTTGATACCTAGTATAGGAAACAAGAAGCTGCGTGACTTTTGGAAATACTTCGTATACAACTTATCGATCATAGTCTCATCTTAGAGGACTACGGCTCCGGTAGCAAATTCGTACGGAAGCTCATAGCTCCTGTTATCGTAATGCCATTCGACTTTCTCCATGATTTGGTTGAACTTTGTCAACCACTCATTCATGGTAGGTTCACTTACAGGAAAAGCATAGGTCTGGAACGTACGATCGATTACAACAAAGTTGAACCTGATCTCGTATCCGTTGTCCATTAAATCCTTATGCTTGATAGTAGACGCTATCAGATAGATAACAGCCTGTAACCAGTAAGAGTAATACTCGACAGATTCTTTAAAGTCTTTGAGATCCTTGCTGGTAGTCTTGATGTCATTGATGTTGATCACTTTCTTATCATGATCAATCACCTGGTTGTCAATGATACCTTTCAGACCCCATACTTTACCGGGAACATCGAGTTGAAATGGTTCTTCGTTGATCACTTCTTTGTTATCGAACTCTGTGATGTCACAACCGATCAGTTCACATACGGATTTGTTCATCCGGATTAACTGTACGGCGTCTTCGCAGAATTTGAGTGTATCGAAATCAACGAGGGTCTTATCACCTTTCTCTTGTAAGAAGTTCCAGTAGTTCTTAGCATCTTCAGTCAAGATCTTATCTAAGCGCTGCTGGTCTGTCTTTAAAGATTGATGATAGTTCATATCTCTCATGACATCCAAGATTGCATCTGTGAAGTCTTGGAGATCACTTCTGAGATCACCGGTTGCTTTAAGTTCTTTGTGATGACGGAATACCGCATCTACAACTGCTCTCAAGTTACCGGTGGGTAAAGACGTAGGACATAACATGAACTCGTCTTTGAATTTCTCTGGTTGAAGTAAGAGTAGGTGGATCAGCTTACCCTGTAACAAGTGCTGTTCCATCTTTTCCTCTTTCAGACCCAGGACGTACATCTGGTAAAACACCTGTGGACTCCACATGAGTTTACTCAGAGAACTATAGGAGTAATAGAACTTCTTACTAAAGAAGTCGTTTTCGTGAATCTTTACCGATTCTTCAAATAACTCTTGTAACTCCATAGGATTAGGAATTGGTCTTCTTTGGCCAGTATCCTTTTTCTCTCATAAAAGTCTGGATACGAGCTTGTGTTTGTTTGTCGTTTGTAAAAGCTTCTGTCATCTCAATAAACTGTATGAGCTCACTGATCTCACGATTGGCTTCGTTGAGTTCAGCGTAGATGTCACCTACAGTACTGGGATTAGGCGCTGGTGCTACTAGTGTCATGTGTTAGGATTTACAGTTTTCCATATCTCTGGTGTAGTATCTACCCAGGATGTTACCGTTGTAACTGTTACGTCGTAATACATCGAACTGCATCTGCCAGAAGACTTCCGCGTAGGACAGATACTTCTTGCTACAGCATAGTTCAATAATCTCTCTACTGAAGTATTGCTTACCGTGCTTTTGGATGTCAGCGAGCAGTTCTTTAGAGGATCCGAAGTAGTCAAGCCAATCTGATTCTTTTACCTGGCGCTCGTAGGTCTTACGGGTACCGGTAGCTTTCTTCACACGCTGACTGATCTTCTTCTTACGAGTGTTTCTGAATACCTTCTTACCGATGTAGATCTTTCCAGTAAGCTGATTACGAATGAGATAGACAAAACCGGTATACTTGTCAGCATCCGGTAGGTCTTCCATCGAGTGAATGTTGATGGTTGAGCCATCGGGTAGCTTCATCCACCAGGTCGGTATACGTATTGCCATAGGGTGTTTGTAGATTAGCTCTACAAATCTAGGGAATATATTGTAGACCTTTCTACTTCTTCCAGCTTTTTGTTGATAATTGGTACGAGTCGGTTTCTTACTTCCTTGGCACCGTAGTCTTTGATACTATCCGATGGATCCTTACTCATGGGTAAGACGGCCAGTCCTATACCAGGATAAGCTGCCTGGTACTGAGCCATGGCTTTTACACCGGCTTCATCATAGTCAAACAGGACGATGATCTTTTCATACTGCTGCATGAGCTTTTCCATCATCTCTTTCCGGATCATCGTGTTTTCACTGTCCGGAGCCAGGTAGTCTAAGGTCAGCTTCAGTGACTTCAAAGACATGATGTCTTTTAAGGAACTGGTGATGACCAACCATTTTTGACCCGTCAGCTGATCGGAACCTTGGACGTAGTTCTTAACCTTCAGAAACTTCTTGTCTTTTACTTTGGGTTGGTAGATCTTGTACAGATCTCCTTCCTTGGTAAAGTACCCGTAGATGTAATTACCGGTGATTGTCAGAGTGATTTCACCCTCGCCGGTGTCCTTGGTCATTCGGTAACTCTTTAGAGGCTTAACACAGAACTCTTCCAGTAGACGTGATCCAATGTTATACTGAGTCCAGTAGTACTGATCTTGAGTTGTCCACCCTCTGAGCTCGTAGTTGTCCACTTTATACCTACTAGCTTGCTTGAACTGCTGAACATCGTAGCCTCCGTTATTGTGTAGTACAAAGTCATTGTATTGTTCTACAATAAGCTGAACAGCTTTCCTGTAATCCAGACAATAAAAGTCTTTGATCATGTCGATCGCGGATCCGCTTTTACCTGTAGAAAAGTCCTTGTATCTGTAGCACTGTTTTTTCTCGTCTACGTAGATACACATAGACGGTGTTTTCTCTTTCGGGTTAAAGATGCTTTTGATCTTTACATCATTACCGTCCAGTTTCTGTTTGAGTTTACAGAAGTGTTCAAAGATCCAGGATACCGGTACATCTTTGACGTCGTGCACAAGGTTTTTAGTACTAAACATAGGGTAGTGATTTAAAAAGAAAGGGGAGAGTGTAGAAACACTCCCCCGTTGTTTAAAATCCTCCTTCTATGATACCGAAGGATCTTAAACGTTAAAATCATCAACCGGCTCGAAAGAACTTACCGGCTTACTAGCTGCCAGTGCTTTGTAGTGGTACTGGTTAGACTTGTCAAACTTGTCCAGTTTGCTTTCATCCAGGTTAACGAACTTGTACTTAGGCAGAGACAGCTTAATAACAGTCTTACCGTTGTACTCTTCTTCGGTACCTTTCAGGAACCAGTACGCATTCTGACCTTTCAAAATGGTCATAGCTTGGTTTACCCAGTCTTCTAAGCTCACAGCTGAGATAGCATCGAGCTGTTCACGCTTACCCAGTTCTTCTGAGATTACGGTTACCTTAGCCAGGATTTCGTTTTTGGCTACATTGGTCTCGTTAAAGTCTGCAGTCCAAGATGTAGCAGTTACTTTAGCGGTCTGACCCTTGTGTTTGGGTCCTTCTTGGTTGTCTCTATCGATCGCCCAACCTTCGAAACCATCAATTGGTGGAGTCTCCAAGAAGAGCTCAAGAACCATCTTGTCTCCTTTGTTTGACTTTCTCAACTGGTAGTTGTAGATGTGAGCATACGATACTCCGGCTTGCAGTGACTTAGGAACGCCACCACCTTGTTTTACTTCCTGTCCTTTGGTACTGAACATAGGGTTGTTGTTTAAAATGAAGGGAATTAGTTTTCGAAATCGTAGATAGCTTGTTTGACAATTGCGAGATCGTTCTGAATCTCAAAGGAGTCAAACATACCTTTTGGACTCTTACAAGTGTTGTCACCTGTAGTCTGTGTTTCAAACACGTATCTGATCTGACCGTTGCCGTCTTTCTTTGCTTTACCGTACAGAACGATAGAGAACAAACCTTCCAGGGTAAGCTTTTCATCAACCATCTTACCGATAGTCTTTGCTTTGTAACGCTTACGACCTTCCAGGTCTGTACCTTCTTCTGCGTGGGTAAGAAATACTACGGTCAAGTCTTCTCTGAGAAGCTTGGGTAGACGAGCGACCCTGGCTAAGTGTGCACCGATCTCGGTGAACTTCTCGTAACCTTTTTCTCCTACACGGTCGAAGAACTCGAATGAACTCATGTACTGGAAGTCATCCACAACGATCGTCTTGATCTCTGGACGCTTTTCAGCAACATACCTCATACAAGACTCGATGCTTTCTGCACCGCTTGGAATGTACAGGTTACCTGTTGGGTCTTGTTTGGTCCACTGTTTGTACTTCTTTTTCCAACCTTTAAAGGGTAAAGGTTTGTTGGCGACGTTAATGATGAACGTCTCGGCAGGGTTAAGGTTCTCGATAGCGGTACTCTTACCACAGCCTGATTCTGCAATAATCAATACTCCGGTTGCCATGTGTTACTTGTTATTTAAGGTTTTGATGAGCTCGTTCAACCAGGGTTTAGCACTTACTGGTTTAGAACTTTTGATGGCTACGTAATCAC